TTGCAGTTCAGCGGCCTTAATTTCAGCATCAACCTGATTCTTTTCAGCGGTAGTTCTAGCGGTCTGCGCTTTGACCTCAAGCTCGCCCATTTTAAGTTGCGCTTCTGCTTGTTTGTCATTTGCAACTTGCTGCGCTTCCTGCAACGCTTGCCCCAATTGCTGTATAATCTGTTGAGCCTGTTGCAATTGAGCCTGTGCAGCAGGTGGAATACCCTGCATCTGTTCTGCTTCACGTTCAGGGTCACGCAATTCAGGCGGCAATCCCCTCTCAATCGCATCAGCAGTCTTATCAGCGTTCGGCCAATCCATACTGCGAACAATCATTGGCAACGCGGGCAACATTGCCTGTGGGGCAGCCTGGAACAACTGAATTTGCGCTTCCCGCGATTCTTCACGCTTAGTCGTGTAGCTTACGCCAGTCGTGACCGCCACCCCCATTTTGCCTTTTGTCATATCATACTCAATCATTTTGCCCGTTTTGTGGTCTTGATATTTTTGATTGATTTTTACGCCACGGGTCTTGTTGTCTTCGCTCATAACCTGAAATTCACGCGAACCGTCGTAAATTTTCTTTCTCAAGTCCTCAAAAATTATGCCGCCATAAATTAATGCCCTCTTAAACGTATCAGCATAGTTTGAAGTTGAAACATCGCCCTCACGCTGCCGAGCCATAATTGCTTTACCCGATTGCTCATTGCTTTTTTGTCCTAACGATGCGGGGTAAATGCCGCTGGTGCCATAGAAATTCTGCTCAGCCATTTGTATCAAAGCCACTGCCGCCGACAAATCAGCCCCATTCTGCATCCGTTGTGGCGCGTTAATTGGGTTGCCACTTTCATCAATAGCATTGTGCGGCAAATATGAGTAGTTCTTCTGGTTTACTGTGTCATAGTACTTTTCAAACCCCTTAAAGGCGCGAATATCGCCAGTCCACGGGGCAATCGGGGCAGATTCAGCAAGTTCAATAGCCGTGTTTGTGGCGTAATTATATAGCACCTGTGAAGAAATCATATCCTCATACAAGCCAGTTAAATACGTTTTGCCATTTACAATAGTCTTGTTGCCCTCAACAAAACAAAATGGAATGTGCTTGCCTGGCCACTTGCGCTCTTCCAATCTCTCTTTTGCTGTGCATTTGTAATACATTACACGGGGTTTTTTAATAACCCGCATGTTGTAATTGTTTGTATCTTTTGGCTTTTCTGTTACTTTCTTGCCAGTTTCTTTATCAAACCAAATAGTCTCTTTGTCGTATTCCATGCGCCAGTAATGGCCAACCCGCACAAGGTCTTTACCCATTGCCGCCCATCCAGGGTAATCACTGCCTGTCGATTGCAAATCCCCATCGCTGTAATCGCGCTCATATCTATCATTAAATTCCGTGCGGGGAATATCCTCAACTTCAATTAAAAAACGCCTGTCGCTACGGTCTTGCTCACGGCACGCAGGGTCATCGTAAACTTGGAATGTATTAGGTATCTGGCGAATGTAGATGTTCTGGTCATTACTATCGTCATTGTCATAATCAGTGGCAAAAGCAAAATAGCCCCAACCAATGTTGATTTGACTGGCAATGGCCATCTTATAGGCAGTTTGGGCGCAACCCTGTGACTGCACCTCCCGTATCTTGTCCTCTAAAACTTCAGCCAGCTCAACATCCGTATCTGTTTCTGGAATAAACTTAATCTGTGGCAAATTCTGCCATTGGTCATTGATAACCTGGCGGCCAAACTTAGGAAGCTGGTTAAAGGAATGTGAAGGGCGTTTGCCGCGGGATAAAAGCGCGTCTGAACTAAATTGGTCTGCACCAGGCCGAACAAAGTCTAAAACAAATAGGGCACGCTCTCGGTTGTCCGCTTCAGCACCAGATGACAACTTAAAGTCATCAAGCATAGATTTAACAATTTTATCTAGCTCCACGCCTAAAACCTTCTATGTGATGTTTGAGTATAATAGCCTGGCTCTATAAATTCCACAACCGTCTGTTTTGCAATCCTGCGGCTAGCCTCACACGCATAACGCAACGCGTCAATAACATGGTTTTTTTTGTCGCCTAAAACTGAAGTCACTGCACCTGTTAGCGGGTCTGTTTTATAGGAATACATGGTCAGCTCATCAATCGTATGGGCGCAGCGCGGATGTACCACTATATCATAAGTTTTAATAAATTCTATACCCTCATGCAGCGAATCTTTTCCCTTTACCGCTGGCATGATTTTCGGGAACCCATTCTTACGCATATGGCTAATCGTTTCTGGCCTGGCACTATCGGCAATAATCGGCCATTTTTCTGATTCAGGGATAGTAAAAAACAGGCTTGGCGTGTCCATAATCTCGCACCCAACCTGATAAGCCTCATGGTCTATGTATAGCTTGCGCCCCACAATATGGCACCGTACAAGTACCGTAGGGTCAACAGAGAAGCCCCAGTCCGCCCCAAACCTATGAACAGCATCTGGCGGCGTCTCAAAGTCTTCTACCTTCCAATTCCTAAACACCCTGGCTTCAGAGTTGCGTGCATATCCGCCAAGCCAAACATGGTTGTACTTGTCAATATCCCTCCCCCTGTCGTATTCCATCTCGGCCTGCAATACATCGGGGAACCACGGGTTGTCTTTAAAGTTAACCTCAATAACAACGGCATTAGGCGGCGTGCTTTCCCCGCGCAATAACAGGTCAACAGGGTCTGTGGCCTGGCTGGGATTCCATGTAAACCACAATTCACTATTAGGCTTACGGATGGTAGGGCGCAACAGGTCAAGGCTACGCTGGCTTAACGATTGTGCCTCTTCAACCCATGCAAGGTCATAGCCCTCCAAAGACTTGATTGAATCCGCCGTGTGATTCTGCATACCCTGAAAGATAATCAGGCCGTCACCGCGCTTAGACTTGATAACCGCCTCTTGCACCTCGAAATATGAACCCACGCCTAGCTGTTCTATTTTAATCTCTAACAGCCGCTTAACCGATTGTGATAGCGACTTCTGATATTCCCGCACGCACACGCTACGGTGTGAAGGGTTAATAATATGCTTTTCTATTAACATTTCGGCGAATAAATGCGATTTCCCCGAATTATGATTAACAATACCGTTTGAAAGATAGTTGTTTGTACCAAAAACGTGCAAATCCCAGTACACTTGGCGGCTGTGCTCATGTACATAAGCAACGCTTGCCAGTGTAAAGTCATTAACGTCTGCCGCCCCAATGGGTAATGCAACAATATCATCAGAAACAGCGCAGAGATGCTGCAACTCTTTCCATCCGTTGTTAGTTAGGAATTTATGCTGGTCTGTAACAATGATCGAACGGCCATCATCAAACCCAACCTCATAAAGCTGCTCAACGGTAAACGGGGTAGCCGCAGCAGCAACGGCAATAACCTTTTGCCCGTCTTTCCATGACCACACAAAGCCACCTGTAAAGTCTTTAATTGGTATCTGGCCACCAGGAACATCTATCAACGTATCAGGGTGAACGCATCCCCTGCCGCCGAATGCGCCCTTATAACGTGAACTGCCCATTAAAGGTACAGCCCATTTGGGGGTCTTAATCTTTAGAATCATGTTCTATAACCAGCCGCTCTATTTTATGCACCATGCTTAATTCGCCACCATCCGCCCCTGTGTGTTCAATACGCTTGGTATCGTTAAACTCATCCGCTTTGCTAAAGGATGATAGGTAATACTTGATAAGGGCTGTATCACCGCCCAGGGCTTTCTTGTAGCCTGTTTGTGCTATCTTGGCAAAAGCATATGCACGGCCATCCCTGCAATCTCTTGAGTAGTATTTCGCTATATCCGATTGCCTGCAACCAAGAATAAACGCAATTCTCTCTTGATTCAGGCCGTAACCAGCCAATACCCTTACCTTTTTGCGCAATTCCTTTGTGGGGACGTGCTTATCACCCATTTGGGATAACACCTCATCGCCTAACTGTGCTATCTCTCTGTCAAAGTCGAAGTCGTCAAATTCCCCGCTTAAAACCTCGACACTGTCATCTGAGGCTACAACGTCAATTATATCGCTATCATCAAACATGCTACCCCCCTAACTTGTGTGAATCTTTAAACGCACGCCCGATTGTGCCTTATCCAGCCCCCTTGTTTCAAGTGGCGGCAACCGCACACCCCTTGCGCTGGTGTCGGCAAGCTTCAGGGCAAATTCCTTAACGATAACGGGGCTGATGTTGGCATAGTCGCACACCATGCTAAAATCGGGAGTGTCAATCCAAGCTAAGGCTTCACGCTTTGCCTTTTGATTTTGCGCATCCTTAGAGACGGTTTTTAAATCGGCAAAGGCCTGCATTATCACCGCCCCCCAGATATATTGCCAATCGCACACAACGGGCGAACAACGCGTGTCTGCATCCGCTAACGGGCTTAGGTCATCAAAAAACCTATCAATCGCGCTGGTGAGTCCTATTTTTGCCATTCCCTATCTTGCCACGTTTAAAAAAAAAATCAATGGCGTGTATTTTCCCTCTTGACACACGAAACGGTTGCGCATAAGTTAGAAATATCAGCAACGACGCTGGTAACAACAACGGAGATTCAGTTATGGCAACCAACCTTATTTATGACGGCATACACTACATTGCCTGCACTCTGAAAGAATCAAACGGCACGCTAAGCTTGCTAGTACAATCCAAGCGCAAACGCGGCGGGGTTGCTATACGCGCCCCACAATCCACGGGTTACATCGAATTGATTAACGATGCGTTGGATAAACAAGAGGGTGATTATTTTTGTAAGTCAATTCTCAATTCTGCCACCTAACACCAACCAACAATCGGAGAACACATCATGAACACAATCAGCAAAGCAATCTTAGAGCAACTCGGCGGCAATAGATTTGTTGCCATGACGGGCGCAAAAAACTTTGTGGAGGGCAACAATTCTTTATCCTTTAGAATCGGCAGAAATAGCACTAGCTGCAATCATGTTGAAGTAATCTTCGATTTGGGTGCTGACCTCTACAATATGATATTTAGCCGCTTTTCGATGGCCAAGGGATTAGAAAAAAAGAAAGAAGCAAAGGGGATTTATTCCAGCCAGTTGCAAGAATTATTTACTAAGGCAACAGGCCGAGACACAAAGTTTTAATTAACACCATTAGGCCAGGTAGGCCGCAATCAACCAACGCAAAGGATAACCAACCATGACAAACCGCTTCACCCATTCCATAATCTGGCCGCAAGCAAAGGCCAGGATCGTCGATAACGTGGTAGAACTGCAAACGATGATTGATGACCTGATAGAGGCATTCCCTGATGGAAGCAATCACGTTCGGGATACTAAGGCACAATTCCATAGGATTGCGAGGGTTACTGGATTGTGATGTATCATTTTGTTATTGACAACGCAACCATTGCGTATAGATTAACAATTGTAGCGACTTTGCTACGACAACTAATGGAGAAAACCATGCTTGAATTATTAACAAAAAACTGTAACCTTGTTGCGACTTTGCTACTACTACCAAGGGAGAAAAACCATGACCTTTACCATTAACGGCGCGATTGTAGCGCAAGGCAAAAACAAACACGGTGACGTGACCACCGCTTACGATTGTGGTGATACCATAGCTGTAGCGACTGTATTAGGGATGCAACCTGATGGCATGTGCGTTAGGGTGTTTCCCAAATTCGATGATGATGGCAAGCCTGACCGCTCGCTTGATTTTGAATTTTTTGGTGATCCTAAGAAGCCTAAAAAGCTGTTGGATGCGGTAGCAGCTGGCCAGCTGTTTGTATCCACAAA